TCTCCATCACTTGTTTTAGCCGATAGGAGACTTTTATATTCTGGAAATTCTTCGATTCTCGACTTCTTGAGATCGAAATAAGTTCCGCAGAAGAGGATAAAGCGTTGAGAATGGAACTCTTTCTTAGGGTTCATATGAAATCCTAGTGATTTCATAGCAGCTAAGTATCTTTCTTTAGTTGTTTGATTCCAACGTGCCGCTAAGTCATCACCGAATATGCAGGCTCTTCTTGGATCTCCGGACTTGGAAACTGCAAAATGATGTAAAATACAGAGGACTGCGAAAGATAATCGCAGACCCATCTGTGTGCCTATTGTTTGTGGGTATTGCAGTAATTTAATATGACGTAAGTCGGGTCTCCCTTCAGCATCTTTGACTGGGTCTCGCTTATGTATAACTACGTCTTCTTTTCTAATGGGTGTCATATTATTTGTCATCATTATCTCGTATTCTAGATCACCCATTACTTCATCCCAAGTTTCTCGGAGTAATGCTTCATATTTCATTACAGGTTTATTATATATAATTTCCTTTCCATTTGCATCTTTCATGCGAACCTGTTCTATTGCCTCATATTCTCTAAGTCTAATACCAGAACGAAAAACCATCCCATCATCTTTGATGGCCTTGGCTTTGTTCAACTCCATCCACCTGATTGCATTTGCCGCTGTGACTTTTGTTGTTTTACCGTGTATATATACATTAGTTCTATGCAATGATTGAGTGATAGGAGGTAGTTGTGTGTTTTGATTTCTATGGTATTTAGGCTCTGGTATATCCATAACAACGGCGTCAGAGAATCCCGATATGTCTGATGATTCAGAAACGTCAAGAGGAACATCCGCCCAATTTAGGACTTGTTCAGAATCTGATGATTCCTCTTTCTTGCTTTCTTCAGACTTTACTTTGATATCAAAGAATTCATAGTAATCAGAATCTTCATCAATAACTTCGAAACTGTCTAAGTCTATTGATTCTGATTTCGGCTTCTCTGTAATTGTTTCTTCCACCTTATTGTGTGTATAATTGAGTCTTCTTAGATAGTAAATAGGCTCAAAACTTGTTCCTTCTTTCTCGACTAAGAATAAGGGGAAGATACCGTTTATTGGCTCTCTTTGAATATAAATTTGTTGATCAGAGTTTAACAGCTCTAAGTTATGTGATTTCAGTACAGTATTGAGTGTAAGTCCTCTGGCTTTTACTCTGCTGTCCTCAATTGTAATTGTTATTTCATCTAGCGACGGAAACTGAGTTGCAATTTCAATCTGATGAATCATTTGTGAATCTTTCTTAACACCTTCGGAATAACTTTCTAACTCTTCCTTGGTTAAAATGTTTATATTAGTTGACTCGAAAACTTGTTCGTTAAGCCTGTTACTTACAGACGTGTACCCTTCAGTCCCTGTCTGATAACCTTGGTATGGT